GCTTAGACCAGCCGGTCATGAAAATGACAAAGGACTTGTGGCTACTGGCCCAGTCAGCTTCGGCAAAATATATTCAGCTCTAAATGAAACCTTGAGAAGAGGTGGAGCCTATAAAAATGGTGCTATAGTATTGCACCTAGACCTATGCCACCCAGACGTGGTAGACTTTATTACAGCTTCCAGAACAGAACTGCCTTGGGTCAAGCGTTGTGTTGATATCGATGATGATATGTGGAAGTTCGCAGACCAAGACACTAAGGACGCTTTGCTTTATGGAATCAAATCAGGAGACATCTGGCTCAACAAAATCAAATACACCGAGACCGGGGAGCGTATCTATGGCAACGTCTGTCTTGAGGTATACCTGCCCTCACGTGGAACGTGCTTGTTACAGCATGTCAATCTCGGTGCCTGTACACTCGACAATCTACAAGAGGCTTTCGTTACAGGTATGTCCGAGTTGTGCGATCTCCATGGGAGGACAGGTGTTGGAGAATCTGGAGAATACCTTACCCCAGACAATGACAGACAAGTGGGGCTTGGAGTGCTCGGTCTTGCAAACTTCCTCAGAAGATACAACATCACGTACGAGAAATTCGGAGAGGCACTCCGCTTGGTAAACCTTGGCCACTCGGCTAACAACGAAGCAGGCTGTGCCGCTTGGGCACTAAACAATGCGATCTTTGAGGCAGCTCAGATTGCAAGAGAAAACAATATGGTAAGGGCGTTCGCTATTGCACCCACTGCCAGTTGCAGCTATCGCAGTAGAGACCTAGACGGCTTTACATGCACACCCGAGATAGCACCACCAATAGCAAAGATGGTTGACAGAGACTCTGGCGAGTTCGGAGTAGAGAGAGTTAACTATGGTAACGTTGAGATTGCAAGTGAAGTAGGATGGGACGCATACAAGCGTGTAGCAGACGAAATCATGAAAATGCTCGATAGGACAGGATTGCTTCATGGCTACAGCTTCAACAGCTGGAGCGACATGATTAGATATGATGAAGCATTTATAGAGGAGTGGCTCGGAAGCCCACAGACCTCTTTGTACTATTCATTACAAGTTATGGGTGATGTTCAAGATAAGTCTGACGCTTATGCAGCACTTGGAGACACTGACATACAGGATTATTTGGATGGTATTCTTGATAACAAAATCGAATGTGACTGCCAACAATGAACCCTTATACAAAATTATTAGAAAGAAAAAGAACATGGACTCCCGTAAAACCCACCAAAGGGGAGGTAAGATCTGGTGCTGAAGAAACCATCAAGCGTGCTCTCGCAATACGTCATATGGAGCTACCAGTTGGAGAATTTATTACACAAGGCTTGGAGAAAGAAGTCCCGCAAGCAGCGAGGACACTTCTTGAGTCAAACGTTAAAGATGAGATTAAGCATGATCTCGCTCTGGGCTTCATTGTTGAATCCCATGGGGCTGATCCCATTGCTGAAATGGAGGCGATACGATTAAGAGATGCTTGGATACAACACCCTGACCACACTATCGCAAAAGCCCTTGTGGCCGAGCGAGCTATATTCTTTGTTTTATTGCCTATGTTTCGTTTTCTTGGTGATGCAGCTCTTAGAACAGTATCAGCTGATATTTCCAGAGACGAACAGATTCACGTGGCGACTAATAGCTTGGTTTGTGCCGAGCTTGGTCTTCGTCCTAGCTCTAGCTTGGACAAGCTTCGGAAGGCAACTATATCTTGGGTACTACAACCCCTAAAAACTTCACCGGACAAACATTTAGACAAATCATTCTGGCTGGATGCGAGCGACCGGCTGATGTATGAAGGCAAAGCACCACAGTTTGCCGACACAAAAGCAGCTCGCATGCCAGCGTTCTTTGAACATGCAAACACCAACCTCCCTCAATACGCTTAGTTTCCATTCTGAGAAACTCGAGAAACTTGTTGAGGATTTGGAATCCAAGTTCGCTTGGTATCCTGTCCACCCCAAGGAGGATATAGCCTCCATCATGTATCGCTCCGGACAATGGGAAGTGGTACAATATATAAAATCAATTTTAAATGAATAATGTGTTTTTTTAGATCAAGCCCACCGGCACCTGTATCAACACCAGCACCTATACAACCTAGACAGCCTGACTTAATATCAGCTTCTAGACTTCCAAGAAAAAAGGAGTTGTTAGATCCTGATGATATTGCAGATGTAGAGTATGGAGCACAAGAGGGTGCTAAGAAAGGCACCATGGACGACACTAGAGGAGCAGCCAAGAGAGTTGGTACAGATGCTCTCAAGATTAATCTCAACACCGGTAATGAAGGTGGTGGAACTGGAGGATTAAATGTATAAGGCAAGGGAAAGATACTCAATGCTATCGTCGGGCAGAACACAGTTTCTGGACATGGCAGTTGAGTGCTCTGAACTTACCTTACCATATCTTGTCACTAGAGATGACAGCTCTACAGGCAAGCGACAGCTATTGCAACCCTATCAATCAGTTGGAGCCAAAGCAGTGGTAACACTTGCAGCAAAACTAATGCTAGCAATACTACCACCACAGACAGCTTTCTTCAAACTGCAAGTTAGGGATGACAAGCTAGGCGAAACGCTTGACCCTATGATGCGTAGTGAGCTAGACCTATCATTCTCAAAGATAGAGAGATTGATTATGGATTACATAGCTGCATCAAGCGATCGAGTTGTAGTTCACCAAGCCTTGAAACACCTTATCGTATCTGGCAATGCCCTTATATTTATGGCTAAAGATGGATTGAAACACTATCCTCTCAATAGATACGTTGTAGAAAGAGATGGCAACGGTAACGTTATAGAGATCGTTACAAAAGAATTAGTTAGTAGAAAAGTATTGGGTATATCACCCCCACCTACTGACAGCCCGAATGGGGAATATGGTGATACAGAAGACGACGCTGAGGTATACACCTGTGTTAAGATGGATGAAAGCAGCGGTAACTGGAAGTGGCATCAAGAAGTGGACGACATGATCCTCGATGGTAGCCAGAGCACAGCACCGAAGAAAGCTTCACCATGGTTAGTGCTTCGATTCAATACAGTAGACGGAGAGGACTACGGACGTGGTAGAGTAGAAGAGTTCATTGGGGATCTAAGGAGTCTCGATGGATTATCTCAGGCTCTAGTAGAGGGAGCAAGTGTTGCAAGTAAAGTTATCTTTCTTGTCTCACCATCAGCTACAACCAAGCCCGGAACACTGGCCAAAGCTGGTAACGGAGCTATCATACAGGGTAGACCAGAAGACGTAGGAGTCGTGCAAGTCGGTAAGACAGCAGATTTTGCTACAGCTGCACAACTAGCAGCAACAATAGAAAAAAGAATACTTGAAGCTTTCTTGGTTATGAATATCAGGAACGCAGAAAGAGTTACAGCTGAAGAGGTACGCCTTACACAGCTAGAGCTAGAACAATCGCTTGGCGGTCTGTTCAGCTTGTTAACGGTAGAGTTCTTAGTACCCTACCTTAATAGAACTCTGTTGATATTACAGAGAACAAACCAGATACCAAGACTACCAAAAGATGTCGTAAGACCAAAGATAGTCGCCGGTATTAACAGTCTAGGTAGAGGTCAAGATAACGAAGCCTTGACTAGATTTATACAGACAGTTGCTGCGGTTCTCGGGCCAGAAGCGTTGATGAAATACATAGATCCAAGCGAAGCTATCAAGAGATTAGCAGCTGCACAGGGTATAGATGTTCTCAACTTAGTACGCACAGCAGAGCAGCTAGCACAGCAGAAAGAAGTTCAACAGGCTGATATGGCTAACAAGTCACTCGTCGATCAAGCTGGGCAACTTGCTGGTACACCTCTCATGGATCCACAAAAGAACCCAGAGCTAGCCGATCAAGCATCAGCAGTCTTGATGAACCTACAACAACCACCACAATAATATGGCAGAAACATTATCATACCAAGAACCTCAGAATGTAACTACCGTAGACAATCTAACGCCAGAAGAGCAAGACTCTCTGGCTGTTGGCGAGTCTATATCTCAACAGGAGGAGCAACTATATGCTGGTAAGTATAAGAACGCTCAAGAGTTAGAAAAAGCTTATGTAGAGTTACAAGCTAAACTTGGTGAAAAGACAGAGGAAAAGACAGAGACAGCTAGTGCAGATGAGCAGCCCGAGGATACACCTAAGATGTCCGAGGGTGCTACGCTCATCACTGATGCTAGCAAGGAGTACTATGATAACGGTAACAAGTTATCACCTGAGACTATGGCTAAGTTCTCTTCTATGTCAAGCCAAGATTTACTCAAGGCTTACATGGAGGTATCACAAAACCCTGAGTTTCAAGCACAGCAAGGTCAGCCATCTGACATATCTCAATCAGACATTAATCAGATTAAGAACTCAGCAGGCGGCGATCAAGCATATGCTAACATAATAAATTGGGCTAAGTCTAACTTACCACAAGAAAAGATTACTGCATTTGATGAAGTTGTAAACACAGGCAGTATACAAGCTATACAGCTAGCAGTATCTGGACTTAAATCAGAATACGACAATGCAAATGGAGTAGAAGGTAGAATGGTAACAGGAAAGACAGCCCCAAACAACAGCGGTGACGTTTTCCGCAGTCAGCAAGAGCTAGTCGCAGCGATGAATGATCCTCGTTACGACAGAGATCCAGCTTACAGACAAGACGTAATACAAAAACTAGACAGATCAGACTTGGAGTTTTAACTATGCCCGGACATTACGGTGGCGGCAAAATGCCAGCTAAAAAGAAAAAGATGACAGCAGCAGAAAAGAAAAAGATGCTAGCTAAACTCAAGAAAAAGAAAAAGTAATGGCTAAGAAACCAAAAAAGCCGACCTCTGACCCACGATCACCTTATGACGTGTTCAAGCCAGAGAAAAAGGAGTACTATAGACAGCTCCCAATACCGGGGCTGATCTATCCTTTAGCAAAGAACAACAAGAAGAAGAGAGATGTCTTCAAAGAAAACAACAACTACCCAGTATAACTATGACACACCACAACCACGAAAATCAGAAATGGCATCCAGCAGAGGAGCTTAACGGAAGACTAGCTATGATAGGCATAGTCGCAGCTTTACTCAACTACGCTTGGACAGGGCAAATCATACCCGGTATTTGGTAATGCCTAAGCCAGCTGGTAAGAAGAAGTATTCTGCTGCCCAAATGAGGATAGCAAGAGTAGCACCACCCCGAGATAAGATCACAGGAGCTGACTTCAAGAAACTTAGAAATGGCAAAAAGAAAACGAAAGGGAGTAAGCCTGTCTCTCGGAAGAGGTGAAAAGAGTCGCAAAGGCGGCCTGACAGCTAAAGGTAGAGCCAAGTACAATCGTGCCACTGGCTCTAATCTCAAAGCTCCACAGCCCGGAGGAGGGGCTAGAAAGAGGTCATTTTGTGCTCGCATGTCTGGCATGA